TTATCTGTTAATGAGCGGAAGAATCGCCTTAGGCAGGCTCACAGTGCGCCAGCTGTCCTCTGTCTTAGTGCTTGCGCCAATCTCACCGCCACCTTTGGTACGCAGGTTGGTCTGCCGGACGGTAAACGTGCACCGCTCCAGGTCTACGTCCTGATAACGTAAACCAAGAATCTCACTGCGTCGCATGCCGCTGGTGGCTGCAAGTTTGATGAGCAGCTGGTGCGCGGGATCAGTGATGACGGAGAGCAGCTTTGTTACCTGTGCCTGGGTAAGAGCCACCCACTCGCGCTTGCGGGTAACCTTTGGCTTTTTGATTTGTAGCATGGGATGCTTTGCGAGCACTCCGTCAATGACTGCTTGTGTAAGCAGAGCCTTGAGCGTTACATAGATGTGCTCAACGGTGCGGCTGGCAAGCTTTGCCGAGAGTGCGGCTATAAAGTCACGGATATTGGCTGGCTGCAGATTGCAGAGCGGGAAGTCGCCGAGCTCCGGCTTGATGTGCACCCGGATGTGAGACTCAATCGTTGCCCAGGAATTTTTGCGTATGGCTGCGTGCTGGACGACCAGGTAATGGTCGCACCAATCTTTGAGCAGCATGCCGCTGCTGTAGGTCCCGCTGCGCTTTGCAATCTTGAATTCCTGCACCTTGCGGTCAAGCTCTGCAGATGTTTTTGCCGTGAAGTAATGCTTTTTGCCGAGGTACGTCACTGTAGTGGCGTAGCGGCCGTCTGCGCGTTTTTTATACTTTGCCATTGTGTAAAACCTCCGATTTTGATATAATGGAGGTGCAAAAAATAACCGTTGCAAGTTTGATTTTGCACCTTGCTCTCTTTCGTGGTGGATTGAGAGCACCATCCGCCTGTGCTGGTAACACGGGCGGTTTTTATTTATTTTTGCAGCAGCATTTTAGCTCTGGAGAGCAGCTGCTCCGAAAAATCTCCCATAGTGGTGTATGGGACAATTTCGTTATCGTTTGTTGCTCCCTTGTGGTATAAGCCGATTTTAGGGGCTTTGGCTGGATTGCCGTCATTCCAAAAATACAGGCGGCAGAGCCATTTGTTTGTCTTGCCCTGATACAAAATGCCTAGATAAGTCTTATTTCGCTTACATTTTATATCGCTTTCCGGGATAAGTCCAGACAATAATTCCTTGACTTTGTCCAGAGTAGCTTCCTCATCAGTATGGAGGTCTTGCTCGATAATATCTTCAAGCGTAGGCTTTGGGGTAACTCTACGCTGTATTTCCTCATTGATAAAATCGTTCAAGGCTTTTTTGATGATCGGCCGGAATCTATCAATGTTTGCAGTGGTTTTTTGCCCTGCACCAAGTGTACTGATGATGTAACGAGTGAAATCATCGTCTGGCTTGCTGAGCTGGCGAGCAATGAGGGCTTTGATTTGTCCATCATATTTTGCTTTTTCAGCAATGGACGCTAGCTCTGCGACATTAAATTTTGATTTATCAAATTTCTGCAGACAAGCAATGTCTGCATCGGTAATGGCGGAAATAGAGAACGACAAAAAAGGCGTGTTGTCCATTACATGGGATTGCTCCGTATCCGAAAAAAACATGTAATCGCAGCCATTGGTCAGCACGGCGAATTTTACGGAAGGGCAAGCAGCATAGTATTTTTTTAGTTGCGCGATGTGGTTTAGAAGCTTTTCGCTCAGGTGCTTACATTCTACAAGTACAGCGACCTGCCCTGCTTTATCCAGCAGGGCGTAGTCTACCTTATTGCAGGAATCACCAAAATCTGCCATATATTCTGGGACAACATCCTCGGGACTGGTTACGTCGTATCCCAGTAGTTTCAGAAATGGCGCAATAAAAAATGCTTTGGTAGCTTCTTCTGTTTGAGTGTTGGCTCTAAATTTTTCTATTTTTTCGGCTAATGTTTTTAAATCTTCTTTCATTTGCCATCCTCATTTCGCACTTTCTTTATTTAGAAAACTTTCCCTTTTAATAGTTTTGTGGTAAACTATTTATAGATTAAAATTATCGTTGTCGTCACTTCGGTGGCGACTTTTTTGTTTTTTATGGGGAAGTTTCAAGCGGTGGCGGCAGTTTCTTCTGCCGCCAGAATACCTAAGATAAAAAGATATAATTCCACCTGAGCGTCCTCGTTTAGTAATTCGAGTCGCTCACTGTCCATTAGATTAATACACCTCCTTTATTGGTTCCGCAGGTTTTTGGGATTTGAAAGTAAATCCTCAAAATATTCACGAGCGCGCTGTTGCGCTGCAGGACTAAGTTTGTTGTACAGTTCTTGAATATCATTTTTAGGCTTTTCTGGGGTATCCCATCCCATTAGTTGGGAAGGAGTAACGTTAAAAATTTCTGCCAAGAGTATAACCATATCATAGGGGATATTTTTAATATCCCCAGATTCATACCTTTGCAAAGTTGCTTTATTTGGCAATTTACCTATTTTAGATTTAATTATTTGAGCTAAATCTGTAAGAGATAATCCGTGTTTTTCACGGTATTTTCTTATATTTTCTCCTATTTCCATGGCTTGCCTCCCTATAATCTCCCTATAATTACGTTAACATCATTATAAATTACTTTTGCGCAAAATGCAACAAGGAATCGACTTTTTGCAAAAAAAGTTGCGCAATATGCGTTGACAAATAGCTTTAGTCATGGTATTATAGTTGCATAAAATGCAACGAAAGGTGGTGAGAAAATGTATGGCATTAATGTAATGTTACTGCGTCAAAAAATGCTTGAAAATGGGTTTATAAATATTGTAGACCTTGCAAAAGCAGCGAATGTTAGCCGGGATACTATTAGTAAAATGTTGGCTGGCAAAACTAAACCTCAAACCAATGTAATGTATGCAATTGCTAACGCTTTGAAGTTAACCTGCGAAGAAGCGGGGAAAATTTTTTTTGCACGTATCGTTGCATAAACCGCAACGGAGGTAATTATGGAACCTATCGCTGTAACTCTCGAAAAGGCCTGCGAGCTGACGGCCATCGGTAAAGCGTCGATGGTGAAGCTCATGCAGGATCCCAAATTCCCGGTCTTTAAAATCGGGAACAAGTCGGTTATCCCAGTAGCTGGCTTGAGAAAGTATATTGAGACTCTGGGTGCTGAGCACTATGGAGTCGTTTAGGAGGCGGATGGTATGAAAAAGCTTTTAATTATCCTGCTTATGGCCTGCTGTGTATGGCAGGCGTGGGACTACACCCATCCTCAGCCGGTGGACCGCTACGTGGTCAAGGTTACCGCTGCAGAGGGGGATACCCTCTGGCATTTAGTGGGTGACACCATGCAGCGCGAAGGAGACCGCCGCGATGTCCGCGAGGTCATCTTTTATACAAAGAAAATTAGCAACCTGAAGGGTGACCTGCAGATTGGAGATGTAGTTCTCATCCCCATCGAGGCATCTAAAAAATGAGAACCGATGAGCGTGGCGTCCATTACGTAGACTGCATGTTTTGCGGTACGGAATGGATAGTGAGCCGCTACGTTAAAGAACCGTATGCGTGCCCTTATTGCAGGGCTATGTATAAAAATTTCAATCCACCACAATCAAAAAAGAAAGGTAAGGTGAAAAAACATGATTAGAACTAAAACCCATATTTTTATTCAGCGTTTGAATCTTGAAATGCAGAGTTTGCGTGAATACGCAGTCTTGCTGGAACGCTGGAATGATGACGACAACCAAGACGAGGTCCTGCAGGAGGCAAAGCTTGATGTTATTGACCGTATCGGTTCAACCATCAAAGAGATGCGCGAGCTGCAGTCTCATGAATGGTCTGTTATGTACAAAGCTCTGCAAGATTCCGCAGAAAAGAATGCTGCTGATGAAGGCGCTTGCAAGGAGGCTGAGTAACATGGCTAACATCTATGAGCTTAAAGATCAAATCAAAGCCTGCATCCAGCTGGATGAAGAGCACGTGGTTGACACTGAAGACGGCGAAATCCTGAACCTGCAGCAGTTTGAAGCTCTGCAGATGGAGCGTGACGCTAAGGTCGAAGGTCTGGCTTGCTACATCAAGAACAAGTTGGCCGAGGCCGATGCCATCGACGCCGAAGCCAATACTCTTAGTCATCGCTCCGGTGTCATCAGAAAGGAAGCCGAGCGCTGCAAGGCTTATCTGGCCGGGGCGCTTTACGGCGAGAAGTTTGAGACTCCCCGCTGCAAGATTACGTGGCGCAAGTCTGAAATCTGCAACGTGCTGAATATTGATGCAGTACCTGAAGAGTACAAGCGCACGAAGGTGACCGTCGACGCTGACAAGACAGCAATCAAGAAGGCAATTAAAGCCGGTGCTGAAGTTCCGGGTGCCGAAGTTATTCAGAAGCTGAATATGACTTTAAAATGAGATTTGTTATGTTATGCAAGAATTGCCCTCAGTGTAAAACAGTTGGGGTTGGCGATATTTGTACACGTAGCTGGTGCAAATTAAGCAAGCCTGATGCTGCTGGCAGATATTTAGGGCTGGAACCATGGCGCAGTAAGCCGCATCCGAAATGTCCGCTGATGGCAAGTTTAAAAGAAAATTACAAGGAGTGATTTTATGGGAATGCCTGTATTGATTTTAGGTGCGTCCGGCTCTGGCAAGTCCACGAGCCTGCGCAACTTTGAGCCGACGGAGGTTGGCGTGTTCAACGTGGCAAGCAAGCCGCTGCCATTCAAGAAGCGGCTGAATGTTGTAAACCATGCGACGTATCAGGTCATCCAGAAGACGTTGGCGAAGAACAACCTGCGCTGCTATGTTATCGATGACTCGCAGTACCTCATGGCGTTCAATATGTTTGACCGCGCGAAGGAAATGGGCTATCAGAAATTTACCGACTGTGCGTTAAATTTCTACAATTTGCTAGCGCTGATTCGCGACCATACGACCGATGATACTATCGTGTATCTCCTGCATCACACGGAGCGCGATGATACTGGTCACATCAAAGCCAAAACTTCTGGCAAGATGCTGGACAATCAGCTCACTCTGGAGGGCCTGTTCTCGATTGTACTGTTGGCAGAGACCGACGGTAAGGAGCACTGGTTCACCACGCAGAGCGATGGCTTTACGCCTGCGAAGTCTCCGATGGAGATGTTTGCGGCGAAGATTGACAATGACCTGAAGGCTGTTGATACGGCCATTCGCGAATACTATGGATTTAACGAGGAGGCAAAGAAAAATGAAAAAGCTTAACTGGAGAAATGTTGACGCAGCAAGCGACAGCTATGCAGCGCCGCCTGCTGGTGGTTATGTACTGGTAATCTGTGCCGTCGAAGATCACGCAGATAAAGAGTACCTGAAAATTTACTGCGATATTGCAGGCGTAGCAGACAAGGCTAACGAGCAATTTGTTGGTTATTATGGCCAACGCAAGGAACGCAGCGGTGATAAGATTCCGCTGTTCAGCTTCATTCGCAGCTACAAAGATTCTGCACTTGGTTTCTTCAAGGCATTCCTGGTGGCGCTGGAAAAGAGCGGCAACTCTGGTTTTGTGGCTGACCGCTTTACTGGCAATGAGCAGCAGTTCTGCGGCATGGTCATTGGCGCTGTGCTTGGACAAGAAGAATACGTCTACAATGGTAAGCTGCGCACGCGTCTGAACGTGGAACATTTTTGCTCCGTAGAGCGCATCCAAAAAGGCGATTTCAAGATTCCGGAGCTTAAAAAAGTAGATTTGGCGGCAATGCCTGTAGCAGCTCCTACCTCCAGCTTGGACAGCTTTGGTACTAACGTCCCGCTGCTCAGTGATGAAGAGATCCCTTTCTAAGTCCGAGCTGCACCTGGACGATATTCGCCCCTTTTTAACCGGTGTAAAAACAAAGCCGGGCGGACATGTTACCGCTACATGTCCCTTGTGCGGTAAGGCAGATCATCTGCACATAGACGAAAAGGGCGGCACGCTGCTGGTCTATTGCCAGAAGTGCAACGCTCCCGGTGCGGACATCCTGCGAGAGTTCCGCCGTCTTGGAGCAAAGCCTGCAGAGCCGGAGCCTGTAGATTATAAGACTGCAAAGCCTGTTGAGGACTACCGTCATGTCTACAGGAACCCGGACGGCACGGAAGCTTACTATAAGCGCCGCCGCAAGTGGGCCGATGGGCACAAGGTTTTCAGTTTTGCTTATATCAATGCCGAAGGGCGCACGGTGTATACCAAGCCTGAAGGATGTAACAACTTATATAACTTAGATTTACTAGCACAACATCGGAGCACAAAGTTGTACATCGTTGAAGGCGAGAAATGCGCCGATGCCATGACGTCTGCCGGTCTACTGGCAACCACGAGCAATACCGGAGCCCAGAAGGCTATCAAGCTGAGCGCGACGGACAAGGCACTGCTGGAATCTTATGCAGAGCGCATCGTCATTCCTGATAATGACGAGAAGGGCACCGATTATGCTGCAGCCTGGCAGGGCGCGAAGGTCATGAACTTAAAAAAGCTGTGGCCGGAGTGCCCGCCTAAGGGCGACATCGCAGATTACTTTGCTGCCGGTGGCACAGCCGAAGCAATCGAAGCCTACGAGTGGCCTTTGGTGCTCTCTCTGGACAGAGAATTCTTTGAAGGGTGCGACAGGTTCAGCCTTATCGATGAGGCGCTTCTGGAGGCGATAGCGGCGCTCACAGAGCCGTCCAAACGGCAGCAGGTGCTTTCCATGGCACGGTTCCGGGCAGGCGAGCTGTGCTGCAAGAGGGAGTTTGAGGCGTGCTGGAAGGCGTACCTGCAGCAGCAGGCCGCCAAGGGTATAAGGTCAGATAATCTGACAAAATTCCCGCAGCAGCTCTTTGCTCTCCGGTGCGGTAACTGGAACACATCGATTAATGGCGTGTATCGGTCGGTACAGGTCGGGACAGAATATAAAAACGAATACGCAAGTCCCATCCCCATCATGCCGACGGAGCTGCTGGTTAACGTGGAGGATGAAACGGAAAAAATTCGGCTTGCGTATTTTAAAAATGGCGGCTGGCAGAGCGTGGTGGTCCCGCGCTCCACGTTGGCCAACAAAAACAAAATAATTCTGCTGGCAGACAATGGCGTTGAAGTCAACAGCGACAACGCCGGTCTGTTAGTGAAGTATCTGGCAGAGGTCATCGCCATGAACCCGGACATCCTGCCGCGGGTAAAGTCGATTGACCACATGGGATGGTCCGATGCAGGCTTTGTGCCGTACACGGACGAGGTCAAGCTGGACTGCGAGGAGCAGTACAAATCTCTGGTGCAGGCAGTCTCCAGCAAGGGCACGCTGGAGGAATGGGCGGCCTACGTCGCCCCGCTCCGGCAGAACCTGTACATGCGCCTGATCCTGGCTGCAAGCTTTGCGAGCGTGCTGGTCGAGCGCATGTCCGCGCTGCCGTTCGTGCTGCATCTTTGGGGTGGCACCGGCAGCGGCAAGACCGTGGCCATGATGGTGGCTGCGTCCGTTTGGGGTAATCCCGGCATGGGCAAACTGGTTAGAACAATGAATATGACGGTCAACTCTATGATGAGTACGGCGTCTATCCTGCGTAACCTGCCGTTTTTCGGTGACGAGTTGCAGACAATTAAGTCAAGATTCGAGAATTATGACACGCTGATCATGCGTGTCACTGAAGGTCTTGACCGCGGACGCATGACGAATGCGACCTTCCAGCGGCAGAAGTCCTGGCTGAACAGCTTTGTTTTTACCGGTGAAGAACCGTGCACGAAGAGTCAGTCCGGTGGCGGTGTAAAAAACCGTGTTATTGAGATTGAGTGCGACCAGCAAATAATCAGCAATGGTAACGCTGTTGTGAATTTTATCACGCAGCATTACGGCGGTGCTGGCAGGGCGTTTGTTGAAGCGCTGGAAGGGAAGAACCTTGCTGCTGAGTACAATGAGATTATGCGGTTGGTGCTGGAGGTCACGGATACCACCGAGAAGCAGGCTATGGCGATGGCGCTCATGCTGCAGGCGGATGCTATTGCGAGCAAGGCTATCTTTGGTACTCCCGGCGATGTGCTGTCGCCCGAGGACATAGTTGGCTTCGTGAAGAGCAAGGCTGAAGTTGATGTGAGCGAGCGGGCATTTAACCTTATTGTTGATGTCATCGGTGCCAACGCTGACAAGTTCGATACCGAGCTTGATGATTATGCTGGTTATGCCTACTGGGGTAGACGCAAGAATAATGGTGTTATCATGATCAACAAGACGGTCCTGGAGCAGGAGTTAGAAAAGAATGGCTTCGACTTCTCAGCGCTTAAGAAAAAATGGGCGGAGAGCGGTCATTTACTGAAAACGACGCAGGGACGATTTTCCAATGTTTACCGGTTACACAACACGAGAGCAAACTATGTTGCTCTTTATGTCAAGGCGTAAGCTATGTAAGCCAAATGTAAGCCAAAGAAATGGCTCAACCATGCGGGTTTTAAACGTTTGGCTTACATAATTACATGACTTACATAATTAGATATATACGTATGGAGTTTCCCGTTTTAGATTAGAGCGGAAATAATAATAATATATATCGATATCCTTTCAAAAAAAATGTAAGCCTGTAAGCCAAAAACAAAAAAAGCCTTAACCATGCGGTTTGTAGGGTTTTTGAATGTAAGTCAAAACGTCAGCTGGCTTACGTAAAACTGCAGCTAAAGGAGGGAAACGATGTTATTTAAAATTTTGAGTACTATGTTACGTGACTTTATTGCAGGGCTGGTTATGGCGGTGGGATGCTGCTGTATGATGGTGGCACAGGCTTTTGTCAAAGCTGCTGTTTGCCTCGCCCAGTTTGCGTGCAAGGTCAATGGGGTGAAATGTGATGTTAAGTAAAATCTGTCTGGTGTTTGCAGTGCTGATCAGCATTGTGTGGATAGTGAGCCTGACGGTGTTAGTTGGTTGCGGTGCTGTATGGGCGCTGCAGAAGTTAGGAGGTATGTAAATGTATATCAAAACTAAAAGCGGAGATTATGTGAACTCCAAGAATATCAGTGGCTTAAGAATCAAATGTTATGGTGGCGATTTTAATGTCGTAGCAGAATGCATCGGTTATTGCGGCGATCCTTGCTTATATTCCAGTGCCGACAAGGAAGCTGCGCAAGCGTATATGACCTTGATGGCTAACCACCTGGATGAAGTAGAAGAAGCTGCAACCATGCAGTACCCACGTTGCGCTATCCTCAAGGTGTCGGAGGCTACTGTTGATGCAATGCGTTATAGCTATCGCAATCGCCCGCTCCAAAACGAGCCGCAGCATGTAGCCAGCAAGAACACCAAACTGTCCGCAATGCTGACCGCGCTTGTTGATGACTTCGCCGCATCCGGCGACACGGACAATCTTCTGAAAATCAACGCGTATATCCGTATGTATCTGCAGCAGGAGGCTAACCATGAATAAACAATATCTGATGTTGAATCTGGAGTCTGACACCTTTAAGGGCATGAAGGCCGATTTTGATGAGCTTCTGCAACAGCTTCTGGAGAAGCTCTTTGCTGGCCGTATTGCTGATGGCTCTATCAGCATGAAGCTGTCCGTCAGCTTGACCGAAACCTATTCTGAGACAATGGGTAAAGACATTGCAGTGCCGCTGTTCAAGCACAAGGTTACCGCCAATTACACGGAGAAGCTGGAGAATGCCGGTGCTGTCTCCCTGCCTAACACGTATCTGGAATACGACGAAGACCTCGGGGAGTTCGTCCTGAAGCCTTGCGACGGCGAGCAGGACATGTTCGCGGAGCAGGAGGCTGAGGCTGATGAAGCAACTGTCGACGTTAAAGCCATTCCGCAGGATTGCCACCGTCCCCTGCAGCTGCGTGATCCTATGTGCAATGACTGCGCTAATCGCGACACCAGCGCTTGCGACCATTGCGATGGCTGCGACAAGTGGGAGCCTACGGTAAAATGATTCCGCTGCGTCCCTACCAGCAGGAGCTGGTGGATAACATCCGCAGGGCAATCGGTCAGGGGCGGCACAGCGTGTGTGCGGTGTTGGGCTGCGGCGGTGGCAAGTCCGTTATTCAGGGCAACATCGCCGCCAGCGCCACGGCACGCGGCAACAGAGTGCTGTTTGTGGTTCATCGCAAAGAGCTGTGCCAGCAGATTACCAATACTTTTACGGCGTGTGGCGTAGACTTCTCTCTCTGTACCGTAGGCATGGTGCAGACGGTTTGTCGCAGGCTGGCTAAAACGCCGGAACCGAAGCTGATTCTTGTCGACGAAGCACACCACATTCTGTCGCAGAGTTATTTGTCTATCCTGCAGCATTTTCCGGGAGCTGTAGTCTTAGGCTTTACCGCCACACCGCAGCGGATGAACGAGGGCGGTCTGGGAGCCGTATTTGAAGAGCTCATCGAATCAGTGTCGACAGAGTGGCTCATCCAGAACCATTATCTGGCTCCCTACAAATACTACGGCGTGCAGCTGGCGGATGCCAGCAAGCTGCATACTAAACGCGGCGACTACGACAAGGCCGAAGTTGAAGCTCTTATGAATAAGCGTACCATCTTTGGCAGTGCTGTTGAGAACTGGCTGCAGCTGGCCAAGGGCAAGCAGACCATAGTGTACTGCTCGTCTATCGCCACCAGCGAGGGCACAGCGGCCGCTTTTAGGGAGCATGGGATAAATGCTATGCACCTTGACGGAACGACGCCGCAGGCGCAAAGACAGGCCGCCGTAGAGGGGTTCCGACGCGGTGAGGTCACGGTCCTTTGCAACGTTGATTTGTTTGGCGAGGGCTTTGACGTGCCTGACTGCGATTGCGTGGTGCTGATGCGGCCTACCAAGTCGCTCACGCTGCACATCCAGCAGTCGATGAGGTCGATGCGTACCAATCCCAACAATCCGGATAAAGTCGCATTGATCCTGGACCATGTTGGCAATTTCACGCGGCACGGCCTGCCGGATGATGTGAGGGAATGGTCTTTGGAAAGCAAAGCCAAAAAGAAAAAGCAGGAGCTCAGCGTTAAGCAGTGCCCGAATTGCTTTGCCGTGGTCAAGTCAGCGGTCACCGAGTGCCCTCTCTGTCATTACGTATGGGAGAAGGAAGAGCGCGAAGGTCCGGAGGTCGTGGAGGACATCATCCTGCAGGAAGTTGCGCGAATGCCGTATAGCAAGCATATCGAGTGTAAGTCATGGGCGCAGCTGGAGCTGTTTCGCGCTACACACAAACGTGCTGATGGCAAGGTTTTTAAATTCGCCTGGTCGCTGCACAAGGCGGTGCAGCTGGGGCTGGCAGTACCGGAACGGTACCGCAGTGCAGCTATCCGCCTGTTGCGTCAGGATGAATACAGGAGGTTAAAGTTTGAATAAATCGGAAACTCGAATTATGAAAGAAATAGAAATCGCAGTGACGGCAGCAGGTCATAAGGTTTTCCGCATTAACGTTGGAGAAGGATATTTATACCGTGAGCAGCCGACGCAGGAAACGCTGGAATTTGAGAATAAGCGCGCCCGCTGGTTCAAGAGCGGACCGCCGCAAGGTTATAGCGATTTGTCGGGTGTATGTTATCCTTCTGGCCGGGCGCTGTTTATTGAGGTAAAAACACCGAAAGGCAAGCCGACGCTGCAGCAGTGCGTGTTCCTGTTGGCGATGTTGGCGGCGGGTGCCAATGCCGGTATCGCACGCAGCTCCGAGGAGGCGCTGGCGATTTGCGAGATGACGGACGACCTGCGTCAGAAGATGGGGGAGTATATCCATGGCTGGTTGGTTAAGCTTAGGCAGCGTGGTAAGTGATCCGAGGCCTGATTGTGCCGACAGCGAGTTCTGGGGGCAGCTGCTACCAAGCGCTGCCCGCCATGATCACAAGCTGTATGTTAAGCTCATCGGCCTGCGCTTTGCCGGGGCGGAGCTGCTGCCTAGTGCACGCTTCGGCCTGCGCCTGGTCATGGCTAACGAGGCGACGGTGACTCAGCAGGAGGCGAGGGAGCTGCTTGCTCCCCACTCTGAGTTGCTATTGAATTTATTTTTACACATAGGAGGTGGCGCAGGTGGACAACAAAAAACTGATACATGATACTGTTGTGGCAACGCTGGCTGCCTTAAATAGCCAGCCTAAGCCGCAGGACTGCTACAAGGCGACGGAAGCAAGGCTGTATGCTTACCCGACGCTGATGGCGAACATCGAGCAGTACCAGCTTGATATCCGCGACCTGAAGGCGGAGCGTGTCACGGAAAAATCTAAAGACATTACCTGCTGGGGCGGCGCAAGTTCTCGCCTGACGCCCGAAGAGAAGCAGCAGGCACGCATTATGGCTGTAGAAGTTAAGCTGGCGCGGGATCAGGCGGAAGTTGCTAAAATCAACCGCATCCTTGACCGGCTGGAAATCAGCGAGGGTACAGACGCTGTTGATATCATCCGTCAGGTGTATATTTTCGGCTGGGCTTTAGAAGATGTGGCCCTGCGTGAAGGTGTGTCGCTCTCGACCATCCAGCGCAGGCGTACGCGCCTGGTGCGGCAGCTGGCGTTAATGTTATATGGAGCGGAGGCGTTGATATGACAATTCTTTCACGCGAACGTATCTTGCAGACGAAAGTCACTTGCAAGACTAGCCGCATCTGCCCGCGTCAGCGGCAGTGGGCAAAATTTAAAGTGGTACAAAAATCCACGGCTATTGGACCTAGCTTTATTTCCCAATTAATCCGCAAGCACCGCGAAGTTATATTACTTCGCAGTGCTCGTGGCTGCTGTCAAGTTTTTGCTTATTGCAACACGGAGGTGACGCCGATATTATGATTAATTTGTATCCTGTAATTGCCGCAACATTGCATGTCCCTGTTGGCAAGGAGTTTAAGCTCAAGCCTAAGCGTGGCGGAGTATATCCGGCGCAGTACCGTTTTATCGCTGATGATTTAGAGTACCTCCAAGCCAGTGCTGCCATTGGTCAAGTATAGGCAATCAGTCCATGCAGATGCGTATTTTTCTGGCTTTGCTGCGTGGCGGTGTGGAGGTGCTAAAAGATGAGTAAAAATCTTCTCCCCGAAATCGCTAAGATGCTGGATGTGGAGATGTACGAAAAATTTAAAATCGAGGGCATGAGCTCTGACCTGGTTTTCCGAATCGGTGTAGACGGACTCGAAATGGAACGTTTTGACTATGCTGAGGATGACCGTATATGGGTGACTCTTGCTTCGTGCAATTTTGTTGATTTGTTGACTGGTAAGGCAAAAATTGTTAAACTGCCGTGGAAGCCTGCTTATCGTCAGAAGTATTGGACTTTTGGCTTAAAAGATGGTATTTGGGTAGTTGTACCGAGAGAGTGGGAAGATTATCCTGCTGAAATTCTTTTAGCAGACAAAGGATGGACATATCGCACACGTGAAGAAGCCTGCGCCGCTTTGCCTGGAGCGGCGAAAGAAATAGGTGTTGAGTTTATAGTTAAGGAGGACTCTAATGACTGAATCTAGAGAATTTACATCGTTTATTAATGATGAACTTGTTCGCGTAGGAACTTTGTTTACGGAAAAACAGCAGCAGTATTCTGCTGGCGCTGATCCGCTGTCAAACTTCCGCACCGGTGCATTGCTGGAGCATCATGATGGTGGCTATGACATGATGTATGATGTGGCTAAGGGATATCTGAATAAGCACATTGCTTTCCTCTATGACCATGGTATTGCTGACAAAACGGAGGAATCCTTGCGTGACATGGTGGTCTATGGTCTGATTATGTTGTACATGGTCAAGAAGCACAAGGAATGGCTTGCACAAGTGAAGGAGTGAGGCTAGTGAGCAGTAAACGTAAACTTAAGCGCCGCAATCCTGCGCCGGTGGCAGGCTTTAAATACGAGCGCATGTGCCAGGCTGTGTCCGAGCAGGCAATCTATCGCGTGCTGGCTGTTGCGATTGATATTCTCTGGAATGATTTCGGTGGTCTGCAGCGCAAGGACCAGCGTCTGAAGTTCTTCGCAGAGACGTTCCGTGAGCGTCTGGAAGTTGTAGACCAGGGCTTTACGCCGACGCAGCAGGCAGCTATGGATGAGCTGCAGCGCCAGGCTGGTTATAGCGTAGTATTTAATGCAAAATAATTTAATGACCGCTCATCGTGTGGTGGGCGGTCGATTTTTTAAAATTCACAAAGAGTTCACAAAGGAGCGAGAAAAAGCGGTGATTTTTATGGTATAATAAAAACCGTGGAGAAGTGTCGATAAAATTCGATGCTTCTTTTATTTTTATGCTGTCGTACTCAAGTCTGGTTTAAGAGGCCGCTTATCATAAGCGGTAGGCGGATAATCTCCGTGCGTGGGTTCGTATCCCGCCGGCAGCACCTGTTTATGTAGCGTCTGGCTTTTAGCTGGGCGCTTTTTTTATGCCCGGAAGCCGTAACCTAAGGGACGGGACATCCCTTTCTGACCTCAAATCCTCAGCGGTAGTCCGGGCACCAATAAATGACTTGCAATTATCGCGGGAGTGAGTTAACATGCTTATAAGACCTTTAATTATTGCTGCGAGAATTTTGGATGAAGATTATCCGAAAGACCCGAATCCTGAAAATTGGCGTACTATCAGTGGTGCAAAAGTGCATCTGAACGAAAAAGGTCAGATTGACGGTGGAGCTGGCAGTAAGTTTAATAAGAAAAAATTCGGCAGCAATTTTAGTGCTCAAGAAGGATTTTCGGGAGAATATGCAGCGCCGAAAACAACTTATAAAGAAAAGGTCATTCTTAATCCTTTCCTCGATAAGGTTTTAAAGGAAAACGATCAGCTAAGTGAGGAATCTTTGCTACATGCAGGCAAAAAATTAATGAGTGCGTCCCCTAATGAAATTTCGGACATTGGTTCTGAAGAAGAACTTGACGAAGCTCTTGATATATTAGAAGACGCACTTAATATTGATTGGAAATCTGAGGCTAAGGTCAAGAAACTTAAAGAAACGTTGATGCAAAAAGCAGCTGCTGTCTTTACTGAGGCGTCCGTGCAGTCATATCAAGGAGGAAATTATCCGTTCCGTAAATCCAATTACACAAAAGCACATCTGGATAATGCTGTTTGGTGCGAATCTATGGAAGAATCCAAGAAGAAATTTGCTGCTCAGGCTCTCTCTGTTTGGGCTAATGCTAAACCAGAAGAGCGAGAAGCTATTAGAGAATATACATCATCGTATTCCAAGTTCAATGAACCACTGCGTGGGATTGAATATGGAACTGGCAAGTATAAAGGTGTAGGGAGTATTGACTTTGAGAATATTGGTAGTAATGGTTATGGTAATTTAAAACCTGGCGAAGCTAGAGACCTAATCACAAATATGACCAACTACATTGACCGTAGTGCTTTTGATGAGGATGTTTGGTTGCAGCGCGGTTGTAATTATAAAGGCATGGATAAGTTTTTGAATCTTAGTAAGCCACTAAAAGATTACTCTCTTGATGAGCTGAAAGCTGAAATTTTAGGTACAAAAGTCACAGAGCATGGTTTCATGTCTTGCGGTGCCGCAAAAGGTACAGGTTTTGATGATAAACCTATTATGTTTAACATTTATGCTCCAGCAGGAACTAAAATGACTTATGCTCCGAATTTTTCTGCTTTCAAAAAAGAAAATGAAATGATTTTGCAGCGCGGCACGCAGTTTCGGGTTGCGAAAATAGAAGAAAATCCTGACGGCGGTTTCTTTATTGATCTTGAGGTTGTTGGTTCTAATATGCAGAAAGTGTAGGTGAAAATCATGGGATTATATGAACGTCATGCAGACGAATTGTTGAGTGATAATACTCATAATGCTGGATACGAGCAGTGTAAGGAATGCGTTTATTCCGGTAAGCCTGGAACAGCTGCTTATAGCCGTTGCATCTGTGACAAGTATCCATTGAGCGATGGTGATGATCAATGGGCAACCAGCAAGCCTGATGGTATTGAAGATGGCTCGTTAAGATGCAAATTTAGAAAAGACCGTTAATGTTAAATAAATGACTTGAATGTTTTAAGTATTAGAGTTAACATAACAACAATCAAGTGAAAGGTTGTGATTATGTTATGGAAAAACAGATTTATTACGATTATTTAGAAGAGCTGCGTCAGTCTGGAGTAACGAATATGTTTGGTGCTGCACCGTATCTCATGCGTGAATTTGATTTGAGTCATGATGAAGCATCAAAAATACTTAGCGACTGGATGGGTAGCTACAAGCAACCAGAATAACTTAATATCGAAAAAATCACTAACGTAAACCTCGAGCTTAACGGCTCGGGGTTTTTCTGTTTCCGGAGGTAATTATGAAAATCATTGATATGCCTATCAGCGATGTAGTCCCGTATAAAAACAATCCACGGCGCAACGATGCAGCCGTGAAGCCGGTTATGGAATCACTGAAGGAGTTCGGCTGGAAGCAGCCTATTGTTATTGACAAGGACAATGTTATTGTCTGTGGTCATACGCGTCTGCGTGCTGCTAAACGACTTAAAATGAAGACTGTACCGTGTGTGATGGCGGATGACCTTACGCCGGAGCAGATTAAGGCGTTCCGCTTGGCAGATAATAAAACCGCCGAGTTTGCAAGCTGGGACATGGACATGCTCAACAGCGAGCTGCTTGACATCAAAGGTATAGACATGGGCGACTTTGGTTTTGACATGCCGGAGCCTGAACCGGAAGAGGATGCTTTTGATGTGGATGCAGCGCATGAAGAAGCTGCCAAGAACCCTGTCACTACGCCTGGTACTCTTTATCAGCTTGGGAATCATCGCTTATTATGTGGCGATTCAACAAATCGTACTGATGTAGCACGTTTATTGGGGGGGCAAATGGTTGACATGGTGTTTACTGATCCTCCCTACAATGTCGCTTACCAAGGCGGAACAAAAGACAAGCTCACCATTAAAAACGATTCGATGAGTGAGGCTGAATTCAAAAACTTTTTAGATGCAGTGTTTGATAATTATTTTGCCGCGATGAAGCCCGGCGCGTCCTTTTACGTGTGCTACGCTAGTCGCAGTGCGGTCGAATTCCGGCAGGCTATTGTCGATGCCGGCCTGCTGCTGAAACAGGACCTTGTCTGGTGCAAGAACACGTTTACGCTGGGACGGCAGGACTACCAATGGCAGCATGAGCCTATCCTTTATGGCTGGAAGCCTGGCGCGAAGCACCGCTTTTTTGGTGGCCGCAAGTTGTCGACTGTTATCCCGGACAACTATCCGGTGGAGGTTGGTTACGATGCCGAGGGGCATCAGCTCATCCACATCAGCATCGGGCTAAAGACTGTTTGTCTGCGTGCCGACAACGTAGAGGCTGTGGACACGGAAGAGGTCAACAGCGTAATCCATGTTGACAAGCCCACGCGCAACGCCGAGCATCCCACCATGAAGCCGATTGCCCTCTGTGCTAAGTGCATCAAGAATAGCTGCCAGCAAGGTGATGCTGTGCTTGATTTGTTTGGCGGCTCTGGCTCCACGCTCATTGCCTGCGAGCAAATCAACCGCCAATGTTACAGCATGGAGCTTGATCCTGTGTACTGCGATGTCATCGTTAAGCGTTGGGAGGCTCTGACCGGCAGGAAGGCTGAGGTAATCGGTGGCTCTGAATCCTGATAATCTTCGTTCATTAGGCGAACGAACAACGGACGAACAACGGAGAATAGCTTCTTCTGGCGGTCGCGCGTCTGGTGAAGCTCGCCGCCGTAAGCGTGCCATGCGTGAGGTCCTTGACGACCTGCTGCAGATGCCGCTAAAACGTGGCGAGCTGAAGAATGTTGAGTGCCTGGGTGACCTGATGGGGCCGAACGGTAAGATTAATCTGCTGAACGGTAAAATCAATGTAACCGTGGAGCAGGCTGTGTTGCTTGGTCAGGTCGTTCTTGCTATGCAGGGCAATACCAAGGCGGCGACGTTCTTGCGTGACACGGCAGGGCAGAAAATTCTTAAGGATGCCGAAGAGCAGTCTCAATATGAGGACGATGGCTTTACCGACGCAATCAAGCGCAGCGCAAAGGACGTGTGGAAATAATGGGCATCGTTGGCAGGCTGCGCAGTATTATCAAACCTGTTATCAAGTTCTACGAGTTTAGTAAAAAACAAATGCAAATCTTAACGTGGTGGTGTGAGGACTCTCCCTACCACGATTACAATGGCATTATAGCTGACGGCTCCATCCGTGCTGGTAAAACGGTAGCGATGGCCGTCTCTTTTGTTATTTGGGCTATGGATACCTACGATGGCCAGAATTTTGCCATGTGCGGTAAAACCGTAGGCAGCTTCCGGCGTAACGTCTGGAAATGGCTCAAGCCTGTACTGCTGGTGCGTGGCTATCAGGTGGAAGAATCACGCACGGAAAACCTTATCGTGATAGCTCGCAAGCAAGGCAGCACGATGAAGCTGAATTACTTCTACGTGTTCGGTGGTCGTGACGAATCTTCGCAGGACCTCATCCAAGGCATTACGTTGGCTGGTCTGTTTTGCGATGAGGTCGCGCTCATGCCGGAGTCGTTTGTCAACCAAGCGTCTGGTCGCTGCTCTGTGCCTGGCGCTAAGCTGTGGTTTAATTGTAACCCGGACAGCCCGATGCATTGGTTCCTGCTACGCTGGATTGAGAAGTGCGACGAGAAGCGCTTGCTGCATATCCATTTCCTGATGGACGACAATCCGTCGCTATCCGACGAGGTGCGTGAACGTTACCGGACAATGTATTCCGGTGTGTTCTATCGCCGCTTCATTCTAGGCGAGTGGGTAATGGCGCAGGGCGCTATCTACCGTGATGCGTGGAGTGATGAGCTGCTTTTTGGTGATGACCAGCTGGAGTATTTGCTCAAAAATCTGCACATCATGAAGCGCTCTATCACGATTGACTATGGCACCGTGAACCCGATGGTGTATCTAGACGTGCTCGATGATGGGTGCGACCTGTGGATTATCCGCGAGTATTATTGGGACAGCCGCGCCGAGGAAAAGGAGAAGGACAACAGCCAATACGCCGACGACCTGCTTGAGTTCGTCCGTGGCGTGGAGCTGTGGCCGACAAATGTGGTCATAGATCCATCTGCAGCCAGCTTTAAGATTGAGTTGCGTAACCGTGGCTTGCGTGCAAAGGAGACGGTGGAAACAATCAACGCCGACAATGATGTCATTGAGGGCATCCGCAAGGTGAACACGCTGCTAACCCGTCGCCGCATCCATTTTTATTGTGGCTTGGTGCACACGCTGAAGGAGATGCAGTCCTATTGTTGGGACGACAAGGCTCTGCAGCAGTCTGGCAAGGAGAAGCCTATTAAAGTAGCCGACCATGCGCCTGATGCGGTGCGCTACTATGTATCAACAGTCATCAGGCCAAGGAGGATAGCAAATGTCTAAAAGAAAACGCAGGCGCGCCCTGGACAAAGCTCCTGAGCCGCAGCCAATACGCAGCAGGGCGCTCGACGCTTTTAGCAATGTACTGGCTCGTTTGGGCGCTGGCACTCCGAACCTGTTGGAAGGCACGGAGTACAGTCTGCAGCGCATGTCGCGTGATTTTAATACTCTAAATGCTCTCTATCGTGAGAGCTGGATTGTCCGTCGCATCATCGACGTTATCCCGGCGGACATGCTTAAAAACTGGATAACGATTACCAGCGGCCTGGACCCCGATGTAGAGAAGCGGCTCAGTCTTACTCTGCGTCGTACTCAGCTCATTGACAAGCTTAAGCGTGGCATGCAGTGGGGCAGGCTCTACGGTGGCGCTTTGGGCGTGATGCTGGTCAAACACCAAGGCTACGACCTTAGTCAACCGCTGCAGCTTGATTGGATAATGCCTGGCGATTTCGCAGGGCTGCTCATCTTCGACCGCTGGAACGGAGTTAACCCATCCAGCGAGCTCATCGAAGATATTTCTGATCCTGATTATGGTTTCCCAAAGTATTACACTGTGACTGATCCTGCAGGTGGTGGTTCTGTAAAAATTCATCATAGCAGGGTAGTTCGCTTTACTGGTAACACGCTCCCGTTCTGGGAGGAAATTGCAGAGATGCAGTGGGGCGCGTCTGTCGTTGAGTCTATTTTTGATGAGCTGCGTAAGCGTGACAATGTGAGCTGGAACATTGCGCAGTTGACCTTCATGGCGAACATCCGCGTGCTAAAGATGCAGGACTTAGGTCAGCTTCTGGCGGCAACGGACAACGAGTCGCAGGCTGAGCTGCTGCGCACGCTGGAAGCTCAGAACATGCTGCTGAACAATATGGGTATGCAGGTCATGGATGCTGCAGATGGTCTGGAAACGCACCAGTACACTTTCGGCGGCCTTGCTGATTGCTATCAGCAGTTCATCATGGATATCAGCGGTGCTGCTGAAATTCCAGTGACGCGTCTGTTCGGGCGTTCTCCCTCCGGCCTTAATGCTACGGGCGAGAGTGACCTGCAGAATTATTACGACATGATAGCCGAGAAGCAGGAGTCTTATCTGCGGCCTATCCTGAACAAAGTGCTCCCGCCGTTCATTATCTCGACGCTAGGCAGCCTGCCGGACGACTTTGATTTTGAATTCGACCCGGTTGCAGAGCCTACCGACAAAGAGCGCGCCGACCTTGCTAAGTGCGGCACTGACAATGTTGTGGCCGCCTACAATGCTGGTCTTATCTCTCAGCGCACTGCCCTGAAGGAGCTGAAGCAGCAGAGCGAGCGCACCGGTGTCTGGACGAACATCACCGATGAGGACATCGAGCGTGCGTCCGACTCCGTGGAGCCGCCTGGTGAGATGGGCGGCATGTTTGGCGACATGGGCGGTGGCGAGGCTGTTGGTGTTGAACCTCAGCAAAATAAACCGCCTGAATCTGAATAAACAACTTGCAATAATTATGTATAAGAGCTAACATGTACACACTAAAAATTATGGAGGTTAGTATCATGGATAAAACTAGACTTAACCTGGAACGTCTGCGTGCTTATGATGCTGAATGGGAAGAAGATAAGCATCCGCGTGCTGAAAACGGACAGTTTACTTCTGGCAGTGGCAGTGCTGGTGGCGGAACTGAAAGCGGTAGTAAGTACGGCTATAGTCGTTCTGAACAGCATGTTGCCAGTAAAATGGAAGAATGGGGCAATGAGCAAGGAAACATTGCTGCTCTTGAAGCTGCCGATGCTTTCCGTGATGCGCGTGAAGATGAAAATGATATGCGTGAAGTCTTGAAATCTGTACGTCAGCATTTAGTCGAAAACGAAAATGACATTCGTGGTTATGATGAAAATCCCAAAAATTTTGACAAGGTTATGGAACAGCTGGATGATATGGAGTCTATGCTCGACGACCAGGATGATTATGAATTTAAGCATGGTGAAATAAAATCTCCGCTCCGTCAGGCTGCTGAGGCGGTGCAGGGCGGCGATGGCAGGCTTAAAGGTTACAAGGGCTTGAGCTTTACACAGGAAACCAGCGAGGCTGATTCTGGCACTCCTTCCGGCGAGGTACATAATTTCATTGTTGGCAACCTTAAAGGCAAGGAACCGACGAAGGAAAATGTAACGGCTGCGTGCAAGCAGGTAGTAAATATGCTGAATGACGATATTAAATATCTGAGTGAGCGCGCTGCCACAGCTAGACGTTATGGCAATGAACAGGCTGCTAAGGAATGGGAAGCAAATATTGAAAAGCAGCAACAAAGAATACAAGCTGCTTATGAGGTTACAATGGGTTTTAGTAAATGAAAAAATTTAAAATGCCGCGAGTCATTGAGCGCTCTTATGCCAGCGCCATTGACCGCCTGATGCAGGGACTGAAGCGTGAGTTATCTCACGTTGCCAGTCCTTTTTTTATTGCTGACATAATGCGTCGGCTGGCACGTTCCCCGACTTTTATTCGTGCCTGCGACCAAATCGCGCGCTCGATGGCCACGCATCTGTTCCGCGACGGGCATAAGACGTGGCGTGCTGCAGCAGCTGAGGGCAGTAAGGGACGAATCATTCGCACTGCCCTACAGCGCGAGCTTGCCTCACCACGCGTCGCAAAAGTGTACGAGGGTATAATCAGTCGTAATGCTGAATTAATCCGCTCTATGCCGCTCACGCTGGCTGATAGGGTGGCTCATAAGGTTGCTAAAGGTTATGAGCAAGGCTTGCGACCGGAGACGATGATAAACGATATCCTCAAAGAGTACCCGCACATGACCGAAGCTCATGCAAGGCTCATCGCCCGCACGGAAACGTCTAAAGCCAGCACTGCTCTGACGCAGGTGCGTGCTGCTGATGCAGGGCTTGAGTGGTACGTCTGGCGGACAAGCGAGGACTCTCGTGTGCGTTCTGCTCATGCTCATATGGATGGCGTGATTATCCCTTGGAGCGATGCACCGGCGCCGGAGCTGCTTAACCATGAGAAGTCGCAGGGATACTACCATGCGGGAAACATTTACAATTGCCGCTGCTATCCTGAACCGCTTATCAGGTTTGACCAGGTGGCGTGGCCAGCTAAGGTGTACCGAAACGGCAAAATCGAGCGCATGGGTATAAAACAATTTAGAAAACTATTACCTGGAGGTGAGCTATGAACAAGGCATATTTTGGCTCACGAATCTCCGACCACATCCTCAAAACGCCGGAAGGCTTCCTGATCTGCAAGGATGTTCCGATTGCTCGTACAGGTACACAGCAGTATCGAGGCTGCGAGTTCGGCGGTCCGGTCGCTGACGGCATCTATAATGTCCAGCGTCCTGAAGCTGAAGTCTTTGACCGTGCTGCCGTGGCAAGCTTTGAAGGCAAGCCAGTATGCGATGAACATCCGGAGGAAGATGTAACCCCTGATAATTATGGGCGGTACATGAAAGGCGTGTGCCGTGATGTGCGTCGGGGCGATGGCGACTTGAGTAATTGCCTGGTTGCTGATTTAGTTATTTATGACGCTGACCTTATCAATAAGATTGAGGCCGGCAAACGCGAGATATCTTGCGGTTATGACTGCTTGTGGAATCCGACGAGTGACTCCAGCTATGACCAGCTGGAAATCCGCGGTAACCATGTAGCAGTTGTTGATAGAGGCAGGGCGGGGCACAAGGTGGCCATCCGTGATACTGCCGACGATAAAAAAGGAGGTACAAAAATGTCTAAATCTTTGATTGGACGTATCCTGCGAGCGCTGGCTCGCGACGAATCTACTACACCGGAGGACATGGAGGCTGCTGCAAAGCTTGCAGGTAGCTCTGACGCTGAACCGCGTCCGCAGCCTGCGCCAGCTCCCTCAACACCAGCTCCTGCTGCTGTGCCGCAGCCTGAAAATAAACCTGCTGCTATGGACGAGGCTACTGAGGCGCGCTTTAAGAAAATTGAGGACGCACTGGAAGCTATCAGCTCTAAGCTGAATCCTGCGCAGCCTGCTGCTGAACCTAAAAAGGATGCTCTGGACGCGCTGGAGGAAGAGCTTCAAAACAAAGCACCCGCTGCTGCTCCTGCCGGGGACGAGGATGATGTAATCGAGCCGCCTGAAGATATCAATGCTCAGGATGCAGCGCCGGAAGAAAATGTTGAGGGCGAGTGTGTTCCCAACGCTAAAGAAGCACGTGACGCAGCTATGGCTTTAATCAAAAATCTGAAGCCTGCTGTTGCAGCTATCCCCAATGAGGCTCAGCGCAAACGTGCGGCTGACTCTCTGGCTATCCTCATTAAAGGCTCTATGCAGCATGATGCTCAATATGGCGAGCTGATGCAGATGCGTCGCCGTTCTGCTGCGCAAGACAGCAAACCTGCAGCTGATGATTACGCTCTGGGCCGTGAGATTGCAAAAAAATACAATCCCCACTATAAAAATCGCTAAGGAGGCAAAACTATGAGTGGTAAAGCAATTGGTATCTCTATGAATTTTGGCTATCCCGGTAACTACGCCCGCACTCCGGACGATATCGTGGCCAGCCGTCTGTTAAACGAGGAAAGCGAAGCTATCCCTTTTGGTGCCGCTGTCTGCATTAAAGACGATAATACTTACACTGCTGTGGGCGCTGCAACTACCGCTGCTGATGTCGCTGGCATTGCGCTGCGTGTTGTTAAGCAGGCAGTATCTTATGCAGAGCAAAATAAAACCGAGTATCAGCCCGGTCAGTATATGTCTGTCCTGGAACGCGGCGCTGCTACTGTTGTATGTAATGTTGGCACTCCGAAAGCTAACGGTAAAGTTTACGTGCGCGTTAAAGCTAATACTTCTATCGCTAACGGCGTTGTTGGCGGCTTTGAAGCTGCAGCTGACAGCACTAACACCATTGAAATTCCGAATATGCGCTGGACTAGCGGCGCAATGGATGCGAATCGTGTCTGCGAAGTTACTCTGCTGACTCGTGCTTCTGCGTAATATAAGGAGGTATAAATAATATGGCAACTGGAAAATTTGGCTTTTATAGCCCGGACGCTGGTATGCGTAATCTGGGTAATTTGGCCATGCAGAATGGTGGTCGTAAAAGATTCCGCGGCTCTGCATGGGATGCTGCTGCCAGCTCTGGCATGGCGTACATTACAGGCGAACTCGAAAAGGTTGATCCTAAGCTGCGCGAACCGCTGGCCAGCGTAACCTGGCAGCGCGATATTGTCGCCAAGACTGGCGGCGGCTGGGTAGAATTCACTTCTACTTTTGATGTTGACTATGCTACTTCTGGCGCAAACGCTAACAGTATCACTGCTCCCGGTGCTACTACTATCCCTGTAATGCAGGTCAACACTAGCAAGAACATGTTCAAAGTATCCACCTGGATGCACGCTATGCAGGTTCCGTTCATTGACCAGGCAAAGATGAAGCAGATTGGCCGTAATCTGGAAGATTTGCTGGATAAGGGCGTTAAACTCAACTACAACAAAACTCTTGACCTCAATGTATACAACGGCTTCAAGGAGGCAGGTACTACCGGTCTGCTGAATGACCCGAATGTTGTTACCTACACTGTTGGTAATGGTGCAAATGGCACTCCCGCATGGAACACTAAAACCGCGGATGAGATCCTGCATGACATCAACAATGCGCTGGTGGATGCATGGGCTGCATCCGAGTACGACATGAAAGGCATGCCGAATCATATTCTGATTCCGCCGAAGCAGTATGCTTACATCACCATGCAGAAGGTTTCCGACGCTGGCAACATCTCCATCATGGAGTATCTAATGCAGAACAATATTGCTAAAGAGCAGGGCGGCTCTATCACCATTGAGCCTTGCCGTTGGTGCATCAAGGCTGGCACCGGTCAAAAAGACCTTATGATGGTTTACGTTAACGATGAGGATATGGTTAACTTTGATTTGACTGTGCCTATCACCCGTGCGTATACTCAACCGTCTGTTGAGCGTGCCGCCATCCTGACTTTGTTTGCAGCGCAAATCGGCCAGGTTAAATTCATGTATTACCAACCTGTCGCATACCACATCGGTATCTGATTAGGCAATATTCCAGCCAGGCGTTTATCGTCTGGCTTTTTTATTTGAGGAGGACAATCAATGATTATTTTAACCAAAAAACGCTTTGGCTTTGTGAAGCAGGACGGTACTGAACGCATTGATGCGGAACGCTTTTTGACTAAGGGCGGCATGGAAATTGAGGATGCTCCCGATTGGATTGCAACTGATCCGCTGTATGCGCTGGCCGTTGAGTCTGGCGACCTTGTGCCGGTCAATGGTAAAACTCCGAAGGCTGAGGCAGAAGCTGTTGCCAAAGCCAAGCAAAGCAAAGCGGAGGATAAAAGCGAATAAGGAGGTGCATTATGTACCATCCGTTGATTGCGCAGGCGAGCAATATCAAAACGCAGGAGAATCCTTCCTACACCAAGGAGGACTTCTTGGCATTCTATCCACAGTTTGCTGAGCCGCTGCCGGAAATAGTGCTGGACAGCTTTGTAGAGCTTGGTCAGGCGTGTGTAAGCGAGCAGCGCTATGGCAAGATGTGGAGGATGGCCATCGGACTATTCATCGCCCATATGTGCACCCTTTACATGCAGTCTGCTGCAGACCCGGGGGCACCTGCTGCTGATATCCTTGCCGCAGCTCAGGCCGCTGGTGTTGTTACGAGTGAGTCTGCTGATGGTGTGTCCTATTCTATGGATACGTCAGCGCTGTCGCAGGACCTTGCAGGTTGGGCGGCGTTCCGGTTGACCGCGTTTGGCGTGCAGTTTGCCACTCTGGCACGTTTTGCGGGCAAGGGAGGGATGTATGTATGGTAAGCATAAATACATCGCACAGAACGGTCAGCGGCGGGCTACAGGGCCTTATGGACAGAGTGCAAGCTCTGAACCGTGTTAATAAGCTATATGTGGGTATCCCGCAGGAGAAAACTTCTCGTGGCGATGAGCCTATAAATAATGCGAGCTTGCTGTACATCCATACTCATGGAATCCGGCGTAGGTCCATGCGTGAGGAAATGCAGGGCTATATGGATCAGGGTATGAAGTACAGCTTGGCTTATCAGTTGTATGTCCAAACACATGGCTCGCCGCTTTGGCATGCACCGCCACGTCCTGTTATTGAACCGGCCATCGCCAAGCACCACCGTGAGATTGCAGAAGAATACGCTAAGGCTGTAAAGGCTGCTATGACTGGCGATGGGGCGAGGGCTGATGCTCTTATCAAACGCACGGGCCTGCTGGCGCAGAACATCTGCCGTAAATGGTTTACGGACGCAGAGAATGGCTGGCCGCCTAACTCCCCGAAAACCATAGATAAAAAGACCAAAGGCAAGGGCGGCAAAACTAATCCGCTGATTGATACCGGTGCCTTGCGTAAGGCTATTGTTTATGTGGTAAGGAGTGATTGACGTGGTTAATGTTGGCAGAGTGGTGCGCAGCAAGCGTTTAGGCTGCCAGCGCATTACTGTCAAACGCTACGCTGCGAGCTGGCACGATGGAGCTTATGGTCGGGATGCAGACAATCCTATTGTGCTGCAGGTGGCAGCGATTGTCACCGTTGCCCAGCCTAAAGATTTGCAGTTATTGCCTGAAGGTGACCGCGTCACCGGGGCAATGAAATTTTTGACGAACGTGGAGCTGCACGCGACCAATGGCGAAGCTATCAGCGATGAGCTGGAATGGCGCGGAGCACGTTACAAAATCCTCACCGTTACTCCTGATATTGATTATGGCTTTTACCGCTCTATTGGGACGCGATTGGACGGTGATGGAGTTGGTTAAAAATATTGCTGAATTTGAATCTTTAATGTGGGCAGAGTTGATGGACATCCTCGGGCATGATGCTAAGACAATACCGCCGCCTGTACGCCGTTCCTGGCCAACGGACGGAGGCCCCGACTGGAAGATTACAGACAACGTGGTCTTTATGCAGTGCACCGAGGCAGCAGAAGACATCATGCAGCCGATTGATGAGCGTTGGCAGTCTGAAGGACGCGATTTTTTGCGTGAGAGTGCAAGCACGCGTACCATCCAGCTACGCCTGAATGCTTACGGACCTGCCTGCTATGAATCGCTGCTTAAGCTACGCCTTGAGCTGCTGCGTGGCCGGCCGAAGCTCAAAAAACAAAAAATTTATATTATTCCCGGCAAGGATTCCATCCAATATGCGCCTGAATTATTTCAGGGGCGTTGGTGGAAGCGCGCCGATTTGACTTTATATTTTAATGTACTGATCAGCGTTAAATCTATCGTGAAAGCGATTGAAGAAGTCAACGTTACGATTAAAGCAAACGAGCCTGGTACGAGTGATGTTATCCTTGAGCCAGGCGAAATTATTATTAAGAAAGGGTGATTTAGTTGGCTTATAAATTGGACTTATCTCCGATTGTCGACGTGGTTATCAACCTGTCTGCTAAGGCTGCTGCTCGCAAGGGCTTTAACCTTGGCCTGATTATTGGCAAGTCTGAGGTTATTCCGGCGAATGAAAGGGTGCGTATTTATACAAGCGCTGCTCAAATGCTGACTGACGGGTTTGTGGAAACATCTGCAGAATATAAGGCTGCTCAGCTCTATTTTGCTGCTACTACCAGCCCACGTAAGCTGGCAGTGGGTGTAAAGCTGGTAGGGGACGAGAATTTAACTGCTACGCTGGAGGCGTGCCGTGCTGCTAACTCTCAGTGGTGGCCGTTTAGCTATCTGGGGGCTGAGGACGTTGACATTAAAGACTGCGCTGCTTGGTGCGAGAGCGCTGTACCTGACAGCGTCTACATGTATACGACTGCTGATAAAAGCGTACTTGACGCATCTGGCGATGCAAAGAGCATTTTTAAGGCTTTGCAGGATAAAAATTACCGTCGCAGCTTTGGTCAGTATTGTGGTGACACGGATACTCCTGATGCTGTTGCAGCTACTATGGGCTACGCGATGGGCGCTAACCGTGGTCTTGCCGGTGATGCGTTTACGCTGGCGTATAAAACTCTGCCCGGCGTAAATACAGATGACCTGTCTGAATCTCAGGTAACCCATGTGTGTGGCAGCTCTGAATCTACAGGTCATAACGGTAATGTATATATTACTCGTGGCGAGGAATACGATGTTTTGCAGCAGGGCTATATGGCTGATGGCACGAGCTTTGATGAAGTGCTGTATCTTGATATGCTGCGTAATGACATTACTCTTAATGTCATGGACCTGCTGTATCAGCGCCGCAAATTGCCGCAGACTGAAGCTGGCGTTACCAGCATTATTAATGTTATCAATGATGCTTGCCGTAAGTATGTAAAGTTAGGCTTTATCGCTCCGGGCAAGTGGAACGGTGCCGAGTGCCTGAATCTGCAGACAGGTGATTACCTGCCTGATGGCTATCTGGTGCAGAGCGAGCCTCTTGACGAGCAGTCTCAGGCTGACCGTGATAAACGCAAGGCTCCACCGATTTATGTATGTTGCAAGCTGGCTGGTGCAATCGAATTTGTTACCATCCAGGTTAATGTTAACCGCTGAGGAGGCTATCTGAATGGAATTAACTACTTACAGTTTTGCTGATCTGGCTGGCTCTATCAACCATCCTACATTTGGCTCGTATCTCTTTGATGGTACTGGCGTTGGCTCTGTGACAGTATCTAAGGCCACCGATCGCACTGCTCATGATATTGCTGCAGATGGCTCTGTAATGGTATCTAAGATTGCGGGCAATAATGGCACCGTAACCATTGAATGTCAACAGACCTCTGCTATTCACAAATGGCTGAGTGCCTGGTTTAATGCGTTGTGGCAGCTGCCTACAAGTGAATGGGCAAGCACCAGCATGACGCTGCGTAATACCGCGACAGGTACACGCCATATTATCTCCGGCATCTCGCCGCAGAAGGAACCGGACACTCCCTATCAGAGCCAAGGCCAGCGAGTGTCTTGGACGCTGATGTGTGCTGAGATTACTAATCTGCCGATTTGACGATGGAGGTCTGAATTATGCTTAAACAAAAAACACAAGTTGTGGAGGTGGCTGGCAAATCCTACCAGCTCACTAAGATGGACGCTCGCACAGGCAGCTATGTCGCTTTTAAGGTTGCGGGCGTCCTTGCGCCGTCTGGCGGCAAAACAGCCGAGATGGCTGCTGCCCTAATGGGTATGCCACGCAAGGATTTTGACGAGCTGCAATCTTTGCTGTTGCGTACTGTTAATCGTTTGATTGATAACGGTAATGGCCAGCAGTTGCCTGAACCTGTCTTGACAGCTAAGGGTGATTTTGTTGATGAGGCTTTGGCGTATGATGCTGCCAGCGTTATCCAGCTGACTGTTCATGCGTTGATTTTCAACGTCGGAGGTTTTTTCGCCGCAGCCGGGTTGAAGCTCCCGGCAGAATTGACGGGACAACCTACGAGCCGATGAGTTATCCGACGCTTGATGCTTTCGCCTTTGCTCCTGTTGTTGCAGGGCTTTGGCGGCAGCACGAGCTGAGTGATGGCACGTATGATTTTGATGATTTGCTGGACGCTCACGAACTGTTGGCGGTCAAGGCAGAAAACGCACGGCGGATGCAGGAAGCCATGAGAAAGGAGTAGGCTGATGAGCAATATCTTAGAAGAATATCTTGTGCGCATTGGCGCGGAAGTCGACAAGGACGCTTTTGCCGGAGCTGCGCAAGCTATCAGCAAGTTGTCCGGTATGCTCGGGAAGCTGGGTACTATCCTTAAATATGGCGGTATTTTTGTTGGGCTGGCTAAAGTTACGGAAGCTGTCATTGATAACATCAAGGCTGTGGCCAGCGCCGATTTGGAATACCAAAAGCTGGCACAGTCAATGTGGGTGACAAAGGACACAGCTAAAACCTTGAGTGTGGTCCTGAAAACCATGGGCGCGTCACAGGAAGATGTGGCATGGGTGCCGGAGCTGCGTGAGCAGTTTTTCCGCCTGCGTCAGGAGATGGCAGAGCTGTCTACTCCTGCAGATGCCGACAATCAGTTAGCCTGGATTCGTGAGATTGGGTACGACGTGCAAAGTCTGCAGCTCAAATTAAAAATGTTTAAGGAATGGGTGGTCTATTACCTTATCAAAGAGCTGCAGCCCTACATCAAAGAATTTCAGGAATTTATCCGCTGGCTCAATGATAAATTTGGCAAGAGCTTGCCTGCGCTGGCACGTAAGGTAGCCAGCGTGCTGGCGAGTGTTGTGCGTGTAGCAATGTCGCTGGTTAAGGCTCTCAAATGGGTATTTGAAGGCATTTATAATTTTATTGACGCGCTGCCAAGTAAAACAAAGGCTTTAGTAGCTGTATTTGCCGTTGTCGGTGCTGCCATCATGGCAGGGCCGTTTGGTCTGATGATGATGGCCATCGGCACTGCACTCATCATGCTGGAGGACTTCTTTGGTTATCTTGAGGGACGCGAGAGCAGCAATACCTTAAAGCCGCTCTGGAAATGGCTTACTGATGAGAACAATCCTTTGCATCGCATAATCACAAAGATTGGTGAAGGCATTGCGTTTATCCTTGAGAAGCTTACGGAGCTGTTTGAAAAAGTCTTTACGGAAGAGCGGCAAGAGAAGCTTAAGGAAATCGTAGCGAATATTGCTAAGAGTGTTGCCGATATTGCTGAAGGCTTGGCAACGATTGTTGAAAAGATTTGCGGTGAGAAGTATCCTGTAGTGAAGAAATTCTGGGACTTCTTCCTGACATCTGTCGGTAAAGTTGTAGATAAGGTACTCACACTGGAAAATAGGCTGGCACATCTATGGATGGCTTTGGGTAAAGCTATTAAGGGCGATTTCAAGGGTGCACGTGAAGAATTTATCAATGCTATTACTGATGAAAATGCAACAGGCGAGCGTTCTAAATATATCCAGAAAAAGCTTATATCAATGGGATTTACTGCGTCTGCTGCCGCTGGCGTTGTAGGCAATCTTGTTCAGGAATCTGGCTTGCGCACTGATGCTATCGGTGATAATGGCACATCTGGCGGTTTAGCTCAATGGCATAATGAACGCTTAGATGCTCTTAAGCGTTTTGCTGCTGTGCGTGGTAAAGAGTGGACCGACCTTGACACGCAGATTGAATTTTTGGCAGAAGAAATGCGCACGTCCTACGCCGATACTTATGCTAAAATGCAAAACGCTGAATTGCCGGAGATAGCAGGGCAAATTATGACGGACGAATATGAAATCCCTGATCCTGCATCTGCTAATTATTCTCAGCGTCGAGCTAACGCTCGTGCTGCCTATGAAGCTATGAAGTCTGCCAATAAACAAACTTCTGCTGATGCATCTCACGGAGGTGCTGGCGGTTCATATGACAGCCTTGTATCGCCTACGAGCTATGCTGCAGGTTTTGCCGCTGGTGGTACTGCCGGTCTTATGCCGATGGCGAACAGTACGGCAAATTATAACGGTGGAGTTATAAATGTTGGCGGCATCGTGGTTAATTGTGGGAACGTAAGTGATCCGCAGGGCGTGGCTAAGGCTGTGGAAGGAACAATGGAAGATTTTGCCCAGCGTCTGGCAGCGCATAACGGAGGGACGGTGTTTGTATGAGCTTAATGGGTACAATGAACACTTTAAATGGTATCTGGGGCGCTAATAATCTGGTTGCTAAGCTCACGGGCAATAAATCATTTAAGACTAATGATGGTTATAGTCCATCTGTTTGGGGCAGTGGGCTAGGAGCACAACAGGTGCTTATGGTTAAAACGAACATTGGCGGCTATTTTTTTGACGCTGTTTTTAGCGTTGATACTGAACATAGCCTGACGGTTACCCAGCATCCTGTGCAGACTGGCGCAAATATCAGTGATCATGCTTTTGTGAATCCTATCCGTATGACGATGCAGATTGGCGTATCTGATGCCATGGCTTATCGTACTGGTGCTGATTATGGTGGTGATGGCGGCACAAAATCTGTACAGGCCTATCGCTTACTCTGCAAGCTGCAGGAACTGCGTATACCCATGCAGGTTGTTACGCGTCTGAACACGTACCAGAATATGCTTATTGAGAGCATTGATGTGAGCGATGATGTGTCGACGCTATGCGCGCTCAAAGCTACTGTGAATCTTGTGCAGGTGTTGGTGGTTAATGTTGGCACAGAGAAAGTATCAGCGCGTCAGTGGACTACAGGCGCGCAGCGCAAGGCGCAGGAAGTGCAGCCTAAAGACAACAGCACGATTTTGCGCAAAATGGAAAAAGCTTCTGATCTGGAGGTGAAGTGGGGATGAGCTATTATGAAATACCATTAACTACCACGCCTTTTGACCAGAAGACTTTTAAGCTGACGCTGGATGGCGAGCGCAACATCAATATTCTGCTTAAGTTACGCTATTATGATTTGTATGAGTTATGGGTGGCTGATGTCTGCGACAATAGCACAGGCGAAGAGTTGATTACAGGCATGCCGCTCGTTCCTGGCATTGATTTGTTAGGTCAGTACACTTACCTGAATATTGGCAGCGCTCAAATCGTGGCTGTTGGGCCTACCACGCAGGAGCAGCCTGATAATGAGACACTAGGCTCAGCCTGGGTACTTTTATGGGGTGATGGCTCATGAGCAGTTATCTGTGGATGCGCAAGTGGAAAATCCTTGTTGTGGATGCTCAGGACAAGGAGGCCCTGAATGTTTCTGACCTGCATGTGAAGTTTACTGTCAAAAAGTCGCGGGAAATAAACAACTATTCTACCGTGGAAATTTACAATCTTACTGCAGCAACCGAACAGAAAATCCTTAAGGAAGGCGACCGTATCATCATTGAGGCTGGCTATGAAGGCTATCTGACTACATCTGCAGATGGGACGATACAAGAAATCAAAGACTCCGAAGGTAATACCCAAGAGAAACAGTACGGAGTTATCTTTGACGGTAAAATTATTTATCCATCCCGGCGCAAGGAGAATAATACGGACTACGTGTTGTCGCTCCTGTGCGTGGATGGAGCTAATGTCCTTGGGAAAAATTTTATTGCTAAAACCTTAAACAAGGGCGTTAATCAACGTCAGATTTTGGATGCGGTCTGCGAAAAGTCAAAAACCAAAATACCTACGAATAGTATTACTCAGGGCCTGTCCGGACAAAAACTGCCGCGAGGTAAGGTTATTTTTGGCGAGCCTAAAGATTATATCTCCGATATCGCCCGCGGTAATAGTGCGAGCTATTGGGTGAATGACGGCAAATTGAACATGATTAAGCTTGCCGACGCTGCCAAGGATGAAGCTATCGTGCAAACGCCTACTACCGGTCTTGTCGGTATGCCGACGCAGACGCAGTATGGCGCAAATTTTAAGCTGCTGCTGAATCCCGCTGTGCATATGTGGTCTTTGGTGCAGCTTAAAAATAGCGAGATTGCGGAAGCGCAGGTTACTCCAGGTCAGGCGCAGATGCCGCTTGATGAAGAGTGGATCTATCAGGTAATCGAGCTGACGCATACTGGTGATACTATGGGTAATGATTGGTATACGTCCTGTACGGCTGTTTCTCGCTATGGTAAGGGCGTTCTGCCTGCTCTCATGGCCAACAATGCGCAGAATCCGAACGGAGTGTGATTAGTATGATTGATTTGAATTTGCGCACGCCGAACGTCGAACGGCAGGGAGTATTGGATGCTCGTGCCGCTGCAATCAAGACGCGCGTGTGCATGCCTGGCATTATCCAAAGCTTTGACGCGGCCACTCAGACTGTTACTGTGCAACCAGCGCTGCGAGAAAAAATGCTTGCAGACGGTGATGAATCATGGATAGATATTCCCTTGCTGGTCGACGTGCCTATTGTCGTGCCACGCGCCGGAGGTTATGCGCTGACGCTGCCGATACAGGCAGGTGATGAGTGTTTGGTTGTCTTTGGCGATATGTGCATGGATGGCTGGTGGCAGAGCGGAGGCGTGCAAAATCAAGTAGAGTGTCGCAGGCATGACCTGTCTGATGGCTTTGCTATTATCGGCGTGTGGTCGCAGCCTAGAGTAATCTCCGGCTACAGCACAGGCTCTGCTCAGCTACGCAATGATGCGGGCAGTGCTTACGTAGAGCTTGCCGGAGACACGATTAACATCGTAGGCGGTACGGTAAACATTAAAGCAGGGCGGGTGAATATCAATGAGTAATGCAACGCGTTTAGGCGATTTGGATACCGGTCATGATGCCTGTGCTCCGACAGCACTCGTATCTGCCAGCCCTAACGTATATATCAACGGCCGCGCTGCAGGCCGTGTGGGGGACAGCTATGCACCTCACGGCTGTATCAATCACCCGTCGCATAGCGGTACGATTGCCAGTGGGAGTGCCAGTGTTTATATTAACGGCAAGGCTGCCGGGCGCGTTGGTGATCACGTCAGCTGTGGCGGCACTGTAGCTGAAGGCAGCAGCAATGTGTTTATTGGAGGCTGATATGCAGGTTAGACGTTTAGACGACAATTGGGACTACTGCTTTGGTCGTGGCTCTCAAAATTACATCAGCGGCGTAGAAGCTGTCGGGCAGGCGATAAAGCAGCGCCTGCTCTTGCTTTATGCCGAATGGTGGGAAGATCTAAAAGATGGGCTGCCGTTGTGGGAGCAAATCTTAGGCACGTCCGGCAGTGATGAGAATAGGCAGGCTGTAGATATTATTATCCGTGACCGTATAAGCGGCACGGAAGGAGTGCAGTCTGTCACGTCTTTTGAATCATCTTACGAACGCAGACATTATAAATTTACGGCAACTGTAGAGACTATTTATGGCTCATTGACTATTAGTAGTGAGGAGGTGCAGATGTGACGTATTTTAAACCTTATGTTGATAGTACGGGACTGCATATCCCTACCTACAACGATATTTTAGAGGATATGATTGCTGCAATGAAGCAAATCTACGGCGATGATATCTATCTGGACAACAGCTCACCTGATTATCAGCTGTTGTCCATTTTTGCTCTCAAGCAAAGCGATACGCTGCAGGCTCTCGCGTATGCGTATAATGCACGGTCACCTGAAACGGCTATTGGTGCGTCGCTGGACAGCGTGGTAAAGCTGAACGGCATTAAGCGTAAGGCTGCCAGTCAGAGCACGTGTCAGGTAAAAATCACCGGCACGCCATTTACACAAATCGTTAACGGTGCTGTGCGTGACCGCGCTGGCCTGACGTGGGATTTGCCATCTAGCGTGGTTATTGACTCTAGCGGAACGACTTACACTGTTGCGACCTGCCGCACGGCCGGAGCTGTGAGCGCTCTGGCTGGCGATATTAGCCAGATTGAAACGCCGACTTACGGCTGGGTGTCTGTAACGAATGAAGTTGCTGCTGTGCTGGGTAATGCGCAGGAGACCGATGCGCAGCTGCGTGAACGCCAGACTATCAGCACTGCGAATCCGTCGCAGACTATGCTGGACGGAACGAAGGGCGCGATTGCTGCTCTAAAAAATGTTTCCCGCTACGCTGTGTACGAGAACGATACCAACGTTAGCTCTGTAACGGATGATAATCCGTATGGACTGCCAGCTCACTCCGTGACCTGTGTGGTCGAGGGAGGGACGGATGAGGATGTGGCGGAAGCAATTTTTTTACACAAGGGTATAGGGTGTTATACCAATGGTGATGTAGTTGTAGAATATACGGATCAGAACGATTATATAAATCGTGTGCGATTTTTCCGCCCTGTCTACAAAGATATTTTTGTTAAGGTCGTAATCAAAAAATATACAGGCTATATATCCACTATGACTGTCAAAGTCCGTGAAGCTGTTTATAATTATCTGGCCGCGTTGACGATTGGCAGTGACGTGTCTGCGTCGGTGCTGAGCAACATCATTACTGATTGTAATCCCTCACTCACCAAGCCTATCTTTGGCATCAAAGAACTGAAGCTGGGGCTTAGCAAATCGTCTATGGCAGCGCAGGACATTGATATCGGCTTTAAGGAAATTCCGAATCCTGCGTATGCGAACATTGAGGTGACGCTGGAATGATGCAGAATCTTGATTATTATAAGCGCCTGGTTACGAGCGAATATCGCCACAGCCCACGCTTTACGGCGATGGTACAGAAGCTGCTTAGCTATGGTCTGGAAATTGACGACAGCATAAATAATATGATTGTGGCGTTTGAGGTGGACAATGCTAGTACAGCGCAGCTGGATATTTTAGGGCAGATTGTTGGCGTAAGCCGTCAACTGAAATTCGAGCCGTCTGCTGCTGCCATTGGTGAGGTTATTTGTCCATCGCCGGCAGAAATGGCAAGCGGTGAGGTTTATCCGATAATTTATACGCCTACGCCTGACAAATTGGCGAGCACGCCTATGCTCACAGGTTATCCGCCAGCGGAAATGGGCGAGGGCAATCTGCTGGACGACGAAGTTTTCAGGTTGATGATTAAGGCCCGCATTATCCAGAATACCTGGAAAGGCACCATCGGTGAGCTGTACGATTTGTGGGACGCTGTCATGGGCGCTAATAAAAAACTGTCCATTGAGGACTTGCAGGATATGAGCTACAACATTGTGCTGCAGGGTGACTACACGCAACTTGAGGAAGAACTCATCATCCATGCTTATGTTATCCCAAAGCCGGAAGGCGTGCGTATCAATGTGCTGACGTTTGTATCGACAGACGGCTTGCTTTTGTTTAGCTATGATTATAATACTATGCGTTACAGTGGCTATGAGAGCCATTGGGCGGAAGCAGAAAAGGGGAATTGATAAATGGCTAGTAGTAATTTTAAGGTTTTTGCTGAAGCCGTGGCAGCGCTGAATGTTGTGAGCGACGCAGAGTATGCTACGGATACACAGCGCATTAACGGCGTTGTGCCCGGTCTTGCTTCGGCGGCGCTGCATAACAAATTATACAAGCAGGCCACGATTATGGCTGCTGCGCTGGCGCAGGTGCTCGTGGAGCAGGGACAGGACGCTTTGGACAGCGATTACGCTGCGCTTGTAACGTCACTGAAAAAATCGTTGGTGCTGTCGCTGAACGGGGAGAAGCCTGATAAAAATGGCAATATCCAGAAAAATTTTGTCTATAGCGTTGAGGGCAAAACTCCCGACAGTAAGGGAAATGTTGCTCTGAATATTGATTATCTGAACGCGATGAGCTTTGTTGGCTCTGTGGTCATCACAAAAGATAACATCAATCCCGGTACGCAGATTGGTGGCACGTGGCAGCTTCTGCAGAGCGGTCGATATATCCGCTCTGCTGGTGATGGTTATGCTGGCGGTGCTCTGGGTGGTAGCGATGGCTTTGTGCTTACGCAGAAACAACTGCCTGCACATAGCCATGAAGCTACAATTTATGGTGCTGGTAATCATAAGCATGACATTTATGTTAGCAATTGGCAAACACACGGCGGTAGTGGTGGTGCAGGATATCAAGCTCATGAGCGCCGCTGGGGCGCAACTGAAGAGGCTGGAAATCACTCGCATCAAATATCCATCCAATCTACCGGCAATGGAGAAAAAGTAACTTTTGAGCCGTCTTATCTGTGTTTATATTTTTGGGTGCGTACTGCGTGAGGTGATATGAATGAGTAATGCAAGAATACAGTTTAGCCTGGCGAGCGAGGATGTGTGGAACGCTTATAATCCTCAATTAAAGGAAGGCGAAATCGTCACTGTTTTAAAGGCCAATAAAAAAGTTAAATTGGTTCAGGGCAAGGTTGGCGGCTCAACGTACAGTGAGAGCACTGTGATTTGGGATCAAGACACTGCCGAGACTATCATGAGTCGCTCTGAATTGGCAGAATCTACTGCTACAGCACAGGCGGCAGCTGCCAGTGGCAGTGCATCAAAAGCTGCTGCATCTCAATCTGCCGCTGCAACGTCTGCTGCGAATGCTAAAGCAAGTGAGAACGCTGCAAAAACTAGCGAGACGAATGCTAAAGCATCAGAGACTGCTGCTAAAAACAGTGCCACATCTGCTGCGTCCTCTGCATCAACCGCAAGCATGCAGGCTGGCAAGGCAGCAGATAGTGCGACTGCCGCTGCCGGAAGTGCTACGCAGGCTGGTACGTTTGCAACAACGGCGACAAACCAAGCCACCGCTGCCGCAAAGAGTGAAAGTAACGCAAAGGCTTATATGGATACTACAAAAGACCTTAGCGAAAACGTTAATGTTTTTGTTCCTACCGTTGATGCTGACGGAACTTTGACATGGACAAACAAAGCGGGACTATCCAATCCTGACGCAGTCAATATCAAAGGTGCAAAAGGCGATAAGGGTGATCCCGGACCGCAAGGTCCGAAAGGCGATGAAGTTACTATTGATGAGGAACTATCTTCAACCTCTATTAATCCCGTTCAGAATAAAGTAGTAACGACAGCGATTGATACTCTTACTGCTAGTATCCCTAAACCATCTGTGGCTAATACATGGACGGCACAGCAGAATTTTCATGACCTTATGCTCAACCGAGAGAAGTACACTACCTATGCTGTCATTGGCACTTCGGATACACCTATAACCTCCACGATAGTTTATAACGTAACAGGTGCATTTACACTTAACCTCGCTACTTTGACTAAGGCATTAAGTGCTAATCAATCATCCGTATTTACTGCATACTTTGCTGCAAATGCAGATTACAGTTTGACTATAAGCAATGCAGGAAAATTAAAATATGTTGGTAGCGCAAGTGATGTAGCTATTACAAGTGCAGGATTGCTCCTTAACATTTGGATGAGCAAAGATGGTGGAGGTACGTTGACGAGCATTGTACAAGCTAACAAGTTAGGAGGTGACGTATAATGGGACTTAATAGAATGATGATGGGAAAAGGTGAAGTAAAGGTTGAAGATGGTAGCAAGCATTGGACTTTTAGGGAAGCAGATAATAAAACAATTTCTTTTACTGTTCCAAAGGGGATTAAAAGAATCAAAGTGGTTGCAGTAGTTGACTATGCTGAAGGTGCCGAAGATTATTCAAGTTTTTATGCAAATATTAAAAATACAATAAATAATAAAATTTGGGGTAAAGGCATTTCAGCATGTGAGATGCTTGAAAATATAAACCACGTAGATATTGATTCTATTGTAGGTGTAACCCCAAATAAAACCTATACATTGCATTTTGACTGTTATTATACAACAGATGGTGTAACTTTTTCATGGGGTAAAGCAATAAATTCGATGACACCTACAGTTGAAGATTATTGAAACAGGGAGGTTAAGGCATGAATACAACCTATAAATACAAAGACAAAACATATACTCACATCTACCCTTTGTCAGAAGCCTTGGGGCAGGAAGGTATCTTTATTCCTCTCTCCATCTCTGAGGAAGCCTTAGCGGAATTAAATGTTTCTGTTACGCACGAGGAAGAACCCTTAGAAGTGATTAAGCAACGTAAGATTGCAGAGCTTAAATATCAGCGTGATAAAGCAGAGGTAGAGCCTATTGAATACAGTGGACATAGCTTTGACTATGACGATAAATCGAGAGATAGAATTAACGCAGCCATCATTGCGCTCGATTTGCAGGGAGAAGGCGCAAGCCTTGACTGGACTACGGCAGACAATCAAGATGTTAAAGTTACTGCTGACGATTTGCGTATGGTTATCGCCGCTGTTGCTGTGCGTAGTAATGCTTTGCACACAGCGTATAGAGCCGCCAAAGCGAAGGTTGAATCTGCCAGCACGGCAGAAGAAGTGGAAGCTGTAGCAATGAATAATTAGGAGGTTGAGAAATGGATTTTTTAGCTTTGCGCTACGCCGTATATAATGCGGCACATACTTTGACTCATGGTTTTACTTACAAATCAGTTATCGGCGCGATTTTGGCATTCCTGCTGCACAAGCATGCAGTACTGTTCATGCTTTTCTCAGCGCTGGTATTTCTGGACTGCTTTACCCGCTGGATGAGCCTGTCTTACAAACGTCTGCAGGGCATGGGGCAGACTCCGTCCGTGACGCAGATTATCGGCGGCATTGAGGCAGCTCGCGCAGAAGGCCTTATCTCCAGCGAAGTCATGAAGCATCGCTTTGTCGGGAAGGTCATCGTATATATCCTCTGCGTGCTTGCCGCTGTGCTGGTAGATTTGGCCATGATTACGCTGCAGCAGCCTGTATGGGCTGTGCCGTTGGTAGCAGGTTATCTCGTAATCACGGAGCTGTTGAGCATCTGCGAGAACCTAAACGACGCCGGTATTGAGGCAGTGCAAGGTCTTGTTAATGTAATCAAAAAGAGAAGAGGTTGATTGTTATGGCTATGTTATCTGCTCATTTTTCTGAGTCCGAATTTGCTTGCAAGCATTGCGGCGAGCTGCCTGCTTATGGCATTAGCTCTGCATTGCTGACTGGTCTGGAACGCTTGCGTGCACGCTTAGGTCGTCCCATAAACATCACCAGCGGCTATCGTTGCCCGGTACACAATGCCAATGTAGGTGGCGTGTCTAACTCTCAGCATGTCGCAGGCACTGCCGCTGATATCTACGTTGACGGCGTATCTACACGCGAGTTGGCCCGCATCTGCAAGCAGATTTTTGACGGTGTGGGTACTTATGTATCGCAGGGCTTTGTCCATGTTGACATGCGTGCTGGCGGCTCCGTTCCGGGCTATTATTTGTGGGAGGGCTAAGATGTGGAAAAAATATTGCGCAATTACTGCAGTTACATTGTGCTTGCTGTTGCCTGCCTCTGCATCGGCGGCATCATCGGCTACAACCTACAAAACCTACACGATGACGGCGGCGGAGATGTCAGCGCTCGACAGCAGGTTGAGTCTGCTGCTGCAGCAAACAAAGAGCACCAGGCAAGCGCTGAGCGAATCACAAGCAGCGCTGACCGAGTCGAGAGCGGAATTGAGCAAGCTCAAAACGGAATCAGTCAAGCTGCAGATAGAGCTGCAAGCTCAGAGCAGCTTATTGGAGAGTGCCAACAAATCCTTGCAGGCATCCGCCAAAGAGGAAGCTCGCACCCGCCGCAGAATTAAAGCACAGCGCAATACTGCTATCGTTGCGGCCGTTGGTCTGCTTGCCTATGCTATTAATAAATGATGATTGATTGGGAGGAAGTGATATCTTAGGAGGTCTTGTGTATGGATGTCACTCGTAAGCGAGCGCGTGCGTGGCTACGTATGTGCTCACGAATTGAACTTGACCGTGCCATGGAAGAAGCACGGCTTACGGAGCAGCAGCGGGAAGTCATCGAGTTAATGTTTACCCGAGGCTTGTCCGTAGTTGCCATCAAATTACGCTGTAATATGGACGAGAGTACAGTAAAACGTATCCTTGCCCGCTCTTACGACAAAATCTACAATGTCATCATGTAACCTGCGCCCCAGTGAATGCTGGGGTGCTTTTTTTATGCCCTTTTATTGCGCTTTTGCACATCGCTTTTGCCTATACAATGTAGACAGAAATGAGGTGAGCTTATGAATTTTGCAAATATGCCAAATCAACCGAACCTGCCGCCTATGCCGCAGCTCTTTGGTCAGCCAGCACAGCAGATGGCTCCAGCTGGTGAGATTGTATGGGTGCAGAGCGTCGATCAGCTCAATGCTTTAACTCTCCCGCCCAATGCGTCAAGAATCTACATGAACTCTGCTGATGCGGAGTTTTACATCGTAACTACGGACAAAATCGGCATGAAGTCTGTGGTAGCGTATACGTTTGTGGAAAAGCCTAAACCGCAGCCTGTAGAGTACGTTACCAAGGCGGAGTTTGCAGAGCTTATCGCTCTGCTGAAAGGAGTGCAGAATGAATCCAATTTACCAAAGGCAGAATCAGCAGCAGCGTCAACCTCAGGCGGGCGACCTGCAGGTCATCAAGCAAAATCTCAATGATAAAATGCTGCAACAATTTATTGCCCAAGCTAAGCAGCAGGGAATCTCTGACAATGATATCAATGCTGGCTTGCGAATGCTCGGGTACAAGTAGGCATCACGCGCGATGTGCATTATTATAAAAGGAGGGATATCTTATGGATATCGGCGAAGCAATGGCGTTGACCAATAGTAATAATAATTGGATGAACAATCCTTTTATGTATCTCATCTGGTTGGCGTTTTTCGGCGGCGACGGTTTTGGCTTTGGCCGTCGTGGTAATGCTTTAACTCAGGCAGAATTACAGGAAGGTTTTAACAATCAGAATGTAATGCGTGCCCTGGAAGGTATTAAAAACGGCGTTTGTGATGGTTTTTACGCTATGAACACAAATTCTTTGCAAGGTCAAAATCAGCTGCAACGTGATATGTGTCGAGGCTTTGATGCAGTCACTGCTGGTGTTACTAATACTGGCTATCAGTTGGGTAACCAAATCACGGAGAACCGTTTTGCGGCTCAACAATGCTGCTGCGAGACTAATCGCAATATTGACAGCGTTAAAGCCGAAAATTACAAAAACACTTGTGAAATCACCACTGCTATCCACAGCGAAGGTGAAGCTACTCGTGCTCTGATTACTGCAAACACAATGCAGGAGCTGCGTGACAAACTGGCAGACCGTGACCGTGAATTGCAAGCTGAACGCTATCAAGTTAGCCAGCTCACTCAAAACGGTACTATCATCGAGGCAGTGCGTCAGCTGTTAGGTCAGCGTGGTTGCGCTGGCTGCCAATATCTGACTGCTGCTTGATTGGCGGTGATAGGTAATGGCTTATCTGAATACTTATAATCTTGCTAGTCAAGCTCTGGAGGTTGGCAATGTTATTGCACTGGGGGCTAACGACGTGCAGTTTAGTGGCTGCTGCAATGGTTTAAGCCATGCAGCTGGCACTGGCATTATCAATGTCAAGGCTCCGGGCGTGTACGAAGTCAACGCTACGGTGACTGTTACTGCTACGGCAGCTGGTGCAATCGGCATACAGCTCTATAATGGTGCTGATGCTCTACCGGGTGCTGCTGCCAGTCAAACTGCTACTGCCGCTGGTGTGGTGACGCTACCCATCAGCAAACTGATCCGCGTGCGTCCGTCCTGCGCTGCTGTCGGTAATGCGGCAAATCTCAGCCTGCAGCTGACAGGTGGTGCCGGAACGGTCACCAGCGTCAATGTAGCAATACATCAAATCGCTTGATTTTATGCGGTATAGTCTTTAATGGCTATACCGCATATTTTTTATTTAAAATTTAAATTTATGACTTGTAATAATCAAAAGTAGAGTTAATATACATATAATGAAGATGAAAGGTGGTTATGAACCATGAAAATTATTGATGTTATGCAACAATGGAATGATGATTGCAATGATTCTTTTCAAATGCTGGCTGGTGAATATTTTTTTGAACAACTCGAATACGATTGCAGCGAAATTGAAGCTTTGAAAGCTACAAAATCGTATCTGGAAAAATTCACTGATGCTGATTTTGCCGAGCTCATCGGCGGAAAAGATGCTTGGCTGGAAGCGCTAAGAACAATAGATAGTCTTTTGAAAGCCTAA